TCATTGAGTCGCGTGAGATTCGTTGAGCGCGGCTTCGACTGGCGAGTAGCGTAGGATTTCACGCTGCTTGAGTGATTCGGTGTATCTCTTTACCATCGTGGTGCTTTCCCATCTACCGGCCACTGCCACTACTCGTTCAGGCGCGCCGTTTTCTGTGGCTATGGTCGCGAAGGTGCGGCGGAGATCGTGCGGGCTGAGTGCGCTGATGGATGGGATGGATTTGATCCATTTGCGCATCAGGCAGCTTATTCCGCTGCGGGTCATCTTCTTGCCTGGTGTTGTTCCGGCTATACCGATGAATAGTTCTTTGGTGTCTGGTTGTGCGTAGTTGCTGCGAATTGGCAGCCACCAGCTAATGTAATTTGCGGTTAGTTCGGTGAAGACTGCTGTGCCTACGTCGCCGCCTTTGATGATTACGCTCAGCCTTCGGCGTTGTAGGTCGATTTTGTTGATCTGTACTCTGCATATTTCGGACACGCGTAGACCGGTGTCGAGGAATAGGCAACAGATGGCTAGATTGCGGATGCCGTAAGGCGTGGTGGTGTTGAAGCTGGCCAGGAGATCGGTCACCTGGTTGATTTCCAGGCAACGCTGGGGTCCGCTGTCGTAGCGTTTGATTTTTAGCTTCAATGCTGGGTGACTGTCACCGTACTTCCAGCGCAGGTAATTTTTTACTGCGCAGAAGTTCACCCAGCGGTAGGACGATCCCCATTCTTCTCTGGTCAGCCATTCGTTTAAGTGCGTGGCGTCCATGTTTTTGATGTCTGCAATATCTGCTATGAGCAGTTTGATCGTGCGCTCATAGCGGTTTTTTGTTTCCTGGCCCCAGGGGCGATATTCGACCAGGAATTTCTTAATTTCTATCTCTGCTTCGGTTTCCATGTTGTTCCTCTAAGGTGTGCTTTGATGTCTGGTTTAATGCAAAACGGCCAGGCGTTAAAGCCTAGCCGGTTATCGGGATGTGTGAGCCCGTGATCGTGTGGTTTGAAAGACTGGCAGGCTTGCCCGGCCTGCCAGTCGCCTCGGGCAGGCCAGAAAGGAAGAGAGCCGGCCGAGGTTTCCTGAATATTATACATCATCGAAAGGAGAGATTCAAAGCAACGTTTGCCCGGCGTTATCAATTTGCCCAAAGAAAGGAAAAAGAATGTTTGCTCCAACGGTTGTATATGTGGTGCCGGTGGTTTTGCTGCTGGTGGCCATGGCGCTTTTGAGCGCGTTTATGTGGCGGCGTGACACTGCCCACCTCCGGGGTCGGAGGCGTCGCGTAGCCCGTCAAGTTTTTCAGTCAGAAAGGATGAAGAATGTTTAAGAAAATTGGTGGTTTGATTGTGACCTTATTGGGGCTGGCTCTGCTGGTTTATTCAGCGACTCGGTCGCTGAATTTCATCAGTTTGACACTTTCCGCTGATAAGCAAGCGCTGGCCTATGTTGGGCTTGCCGGTCTTGATGGCGGCCTGATTGCCTGGTTGTTGTCTTACAAATATGGCAGCCGGGGTGGCTGGCAAAGGGGCATTTCTCTGTTGATGGTGATCGTGGATTTATTGGGGGCCGTACTGATGTTCACTGCCGACACAGTTTTCGAGACCGGCAAAGCTGGTCTCGTAACTGCGATGTCAGCCAGTGACATTCAGACGATTGTGATGATGCTCTCGATGATTATCGCCTTGAATATCGCGGCTGTGGTGGGTCATGATCTCACTGATCCGGACCGGTTGAAAATTCAGGCGGAAGAAGAGGCGATCGGGCGCATCGAAGAGATGGCACTCGAGCAGGTCAAGCAGTCGAGTGGTAGTCTTGCAGCGGAGTTGGCGCCGGCAATCGCGCAGGATTGGAAGCGGATCACGCGGGAGAAGTATCTCAATATGATGCAGGTGCGGCCATTGGCGCCGGGGGCTATCGATGCGGTGGCGCGGCCTGCTTTGTCGGCGCCTGAAAGCGCTATAAAAAAAGAGATGGTCGGGTCTGTGCTTCCTGCGTCATCCGCAGAATCTGCTCATTCAGAATATGAGCCACAGGCTCATGTTCCGCGGAAGTTTGGTCGGCGGTTGCAGCCGGTTGAGGTGGTACGTCCCGGTGGCGCTTCAAATCCGGTTGGCGTTTTGATCAGTGGTAACGGCAATGGCAATCATAAAAACCCTACTTCCCCCCTGTCGGGGGTGAAATAAGAGGTAAGCGAAAGCTCCGGCCCTGTGGTCGCTGTCAAAAGCTTATGTCACCTGGTAATGGTCGGCGTAAGTATTGTTCAGAGGCGTGCAAGCAAGCCGCCTATCGCGATCGTAACAGGGTTCTGGATAGGGTCCTGGTATGAATGTAAAAGATTGGGTGTTACGCTCATATGCGAGCGTAACACCCGGTTTGATCGGTTGTGAAAGGATAGGGTTCTATGGCTCAGATTGTCTTGTTTGGTTCAGATCGTCCGGCGACGCCGGAAGAGTTGGCGGCTGCGTTGTTTCGACCGACGCTTGTTATTCCTGCCGGCAAGTCGAAGACTGTCAAGGGGCCGGCTGTGTCTCATAGCGTGCTTCTTGATGTTGTGGGCGGGATCATTGTTGATTGGGTGGATACTACTCTTGATCTCAATAGGACCTATGTTCCTGTTGCCCAGATTGTTGTCCAGTTCGTCAAGATACTCGAGGATGTGGGCGTTCCGAACGTTCGTGAAGAGTTGCGCCTTGAGGGCCTCGACGTGTATCTGGATGCTCTTCCTGTTCGGTTGGTTGAGGAGGGCGTAGATGTCTGATCCAATTGTGGTTACCTGCCCGAAGTGCGGTAAGCTTTACCGCCTGGGTCAAGATGGCGTGATCACCGGCTGTGATGCCTGTATGGGTGTCGTTCGGGATGGGCGCGGCTTTGCCTGGGCACCTGGCCAAGTGTTTGAGGTGGATGTTGAGAAGCGCACAATTGTGCAGATTGTGCGGCCAAAAGGGGGGTAGGATGGCCATGACCTATTTGCCAGAGCTTCGCGCGATTCGCGCCGAGTTAATCGTCGATCCGAGTACGGTTTCGCAGGTGGCACTGATCATGATATTCCGCGCCGATTATGCGGTGCGGGTGTATCCAAGTGAGATCCCTGAGTTGATTAGCCAGCTCGAGAGCCGGCGGGGGGTTGAGTCGCTGATCATCCAACGGGTCAACTATTCTGTCCGGGTTTACTCGAACGAGATTGCTGGTCTGATTGGGCAGCTCCGTGGGATCCAGGAGCAACTGGGGGCAAAATGATCGATTCGTCGCCAACCGTCATGCTTCGTGCCTTCAAGGGCTCGCCTTTGTCTGTTTTGATTGGGATGATCATTGCCAAAAAGCAGGGGATGATCCACGTGGGGGAGAGGTGGCTTATCACTGAGACTGATTGGTCTCAAAATAAAGTGCGGGATGGTCTGTCTTGTTTGGAGCGGGTTGGGGTTGTTGCTCGTTCTACTCGCGTTGAGGGTTGGTATTTGACGGATGGCGCTTATCAGCTTCCGCTGGTTATCCTTTTGTTGGGGTCAGATGAACAGCCTGGTCTTTTGGATTTTGGCACCAAAGCGGGCGAGAGTCAGAATCTGACTCTCGCGGCTACAACAACAACAACTTTAAGAGTCGAGCATAACTCACTGAGGGAAGTTGCTGTTGTTGAAGCATCGCGAGAGTCAGAATCTGACTCTCGCGGTACGGATGAAGAAATTCTAACGCCCGCGGAGGTTGAGGAAAATCTGAAAGCGCTTCGTGAGGCAGGGTTGTGGGGGAGGAAGGCGGAAGAGTTAGCCAAGATTTACCGGCTGACGCCGGATTATATCCGGGCCCATGCCGCTCAAGTTGCGCGAGAGGGCAAAGAGCCCTGGGTTTTGATGTGCCGGCTCAGGGATGGCGATTTGCTGCCCGAAGAGGTGGCGGAGCGGGTGAAGCGGAGTGAAAGTAAGTATTTGGTGGGTGAGTTTGCTGAGTTTATCAATCACTGAAAGAAAGGAAAATTTCCATGTACGCTTTGACGTTCAAGAATGATCATAAGGTTTTGGACCTGGTGGAGTCGCTGTCGGCTTTCTTCGGCGGTGCTGAATTCACGACTGAAGAAGTTCTGCTCGTGAAAACAGATGATCCGCGGATGAAAGCAGCATTGCATATGTTGGTTGAGTCGGCGGGGGTCGGGATTGTCTTTGATCCGGGCGGCGTGAGTGGGGCGGAGGTTGCGGCTTCGCCGGTGGTTCGGGACGTGGATATGAGTAGGGGCGCTTTTTCTCCTGATGGTGATTTGCCGGTGGATTCGTTGATAAATGTTCCGAAGTGCGAACGGTGTGGGGCAGCGCTCGAGCGGGGTCCACGTGGCTATTCCAAGTTCTGCAATCGGATCGATTGCAAGCGGGCGCGCTGGCGGGAACAACAGGCAACCAGGAAGGTGAAGAAGTTGGCGAATGTGGCGCCAGTGGTGGAGGACGTCAAGCCTGACACCGTCCCTTTCGAGCAGAGTTAGCTGGTGTCACCGATCTCCCCGATCCGGCGCTGGCCAGGGAGATTAGTGACACCAAAGAGGTCCAAGCGTTGGCAAAACCTGCCCCTGAACGGGTGGTTTTGCCAAAGGTGGATCGAACGTTTGGCCAGGGCGGGCTGCGGTGCGTGTTGTGCGGGAAGACCTATGCTCGTTGTTCATGCCGGTGCACCCGGTGCGGGGCCAAGAAGTGGGATTTGTCCAGTTTGGGCTATTGGGCTCACCACGTTTGTGGTGGTCGGCGGGTTGGGCAGGTAGTGAGTAGTGAGGTGAGGATATGAGTCGGAAAACTCCAGCAATGATACGTCAGGATGCTTTGCATCAATAGTTGTCTGTAAACAAAAGGGCCTTCTCTCCGGAGAGAAGGCCCTTTTTTATTTGGTGTCAAATGCAGCTCGCCGGCGAGCCCTGGGTAACACCAAATCGGCCGATTTGATTTCAAAACGATTGCAAAATAGAAATAATGCTCTATAATAATTACTATACTGACCGGTATACAAGGGAGCACATCGAAGTGACAGAAGCACGAAAGCGGGGCGGGCAGCCTAACAACACGAACGCATTGAAGCATGGTTTTTACACTCAGGCATTCACGCAAGCGGAAGCGTCCGATCTTGAGGCGGTGACATCGATGGACCTGAGCGGGGAAATTGCTATGATGCGGGTGTCGCTGCGGCGGGTGTTTGAGGTGGTGGCCACGGCTACGGATCCCGATGCTGCGGTGGCTGCTTTGTCGGCTTTGGGCATGGCGTCAACTCGCCTGGCCGGTCTGTTGCGGGTTCAAAAACTGATCGCGGGTGCTGGCAACGTGGATGTTGCCGGCGCGCTGAGTGAGGCCCTCTCAGAGGTAATCAAGGAGTTTTCTAGTGTCAAATGATGCTTGTTATGTCGAGGCTGATCCATCCGGTGATCAGCCTGTTGTTTGTCAAACGGCCGCGGCCTGGCAGAGGACGGACGAAAACCTTAAACGCGAGTTTAAGCGCATCCGGAGGAGTTTGAAGGTTTGCGCATTGTGCGAGGTGGTCAAGGGCTCGTGTCCGGTGCCTGGTGTGGTTACGCTGCGGGCGCAGATCGCGCAGACGCTCACCGATGTGTTGGCTGAAATCAACGCGGCGGGTGGCTGATGGCTGAAGAGGATTTGGGCGGTTTGGTCGGCGAGAAGCTGGGGCGCCTGGCGGATCGGGTCAATGGTCGCCTGGAGTCTGTTGAGGCGTCAATGAATGCGCGTCTCCAGATGCTTGAGGCTGAACTGGCTGCCTATAAGGTCCTTCAGAATGAGCGTTCCCTGGGGCTCAAGGAGAACGTCACCGATCTGAAAAAAGTCGCAGAGGATCACGAAAGTCGCATCCGGACGATTGGAGAGGCGACGACTAAAAATCAAGTGGTCCTGGGCCTGGCCTCGGGTGGGTCGGGGTTGGTGTCAATTATCGCATTGTTGAAAGCCTGGCTCGGGGGGCCGTAATCTTTTGTCCTCATCGTTGAAGAGTGCCCTAAAGGCGTGTCTTATGGATCCGCTCTTATTTGCAGAACATGCATCCGGAATCAAGCTTCGCCAGTATCAGCGCGGGGTGGCTGAGGCGGTGGTCGAGTCGGTGCGGCTTGGGTTGGGACTGTCGTTTGTGATTATCTTTCCTCGGCAGTCTGGCAAGAATGAGTTGCAGGCACAGATCGAAGCTTATCTGTTGGTGCTGTTTTCGCAGATCGGTGCGGAGATCGTCAAAGTCTCGCCGACGTGGGAGCCACAATCGCTAAATGCTATGCGTAGGCTGGAGCGTGTGCTTCAAAAGAACCTTATCACCAATGCGGCCGGCTGGTGTAAAGAACAAGGCCGTATCTATCGGATAGGGTTGTCTCGGATTTATTTTTTGAGCGGATCGCCCACTGCGAATGTTGTAGGTGCCACTGCGTCGACCTTGCTGGAGGTGGATGAGGCGCAAGATGTTTCGTCTGCAAAGTTCGATAAAGACGTTTCCCCGATGGCTGCCAGTACAAATGCCACCAAGGTGTTCTGGGGCACTTCCTGGACCAGCCAGACCTTGCTGGCGCGCGAAATGCGGGCCGGCCTGGAAGCCGAAAAACGGGACGGGCGGCGGCGGGTTTGGCGGTTGAGTGCTGAGGATGTGGGCCGGGAGGTTCCGGCTTATGCGCAGTTTGTGGCGGAGCAGGTGGCTAAGTTGGGGCGGTCTCATCCGTTGGTGCGGACCCAGTTTTTTAGCGAGGAAATCGATTCGGGTGGTGGGCTTTTCCCGCCGGCGCGGCGGGCGCTGATGGTTGGCCAGCACGCGCCCGAGGTGGGCCCGGCCAAGGGATCGATCTATTGCGGGCTGCTGGACGTCGCCGGAGAGGACGAAGGTATCAACGATCTTGGTGGGGGGGAAGCTCATAACCAGGGTCGAGATAGCACGGCCTTGACGATTGTGCGGGTGAATTTGGCCGGCCTGGCTGATCCTTTGATCAAGGCGCCGGCGTATGAGGTGGTGGCGCGGTTTACGTGGTTGGGTGTTAAACATTCCACGTTGTATTCTGGCTTGGGCCGACTGGCCAGCTTATGGGGGTTTCGGTGGCTTGTGGTGGATGCGACGGGCGTAGGCGCTGGGTTAGCCTCGTTTCTTGCTAAGGCGTTGCCTGGCAAGGTGATCCCGTTCGTGTTTACTGGCTCATCGAAGAGCGGGCTTGGTTGGGATTATTTAGCGGTAGTGGAGTCGGGGCGTTGGCGGGAGTATGTAGGTCGTGATGAGTTGCAGGCGGAGTTTTACCGGCAGCTTGAGTATTGCCAGTACGAGATCCAACCGGGTCCGGATCGTCGCATGAAGTGGGGTGTTCCGGATGGTACAAGGGACTTCGCCACTGGCGAGCTGGTCCACGACGACCTGGTGCTGAGCGCTGCGCTCAGTGCTGAGTTGGACCGGCAGGAGTGGATTGCGGCGGGGCCGACCCTGGTTGTGAAGAGGGCGGATCCCATCGTGGATTTGGATCGAGGGTTTTAGGTGGTGTCATCCCGTCGGGCGCCTGGTGGGCTGATTGTCATCAGCGGAAAGGTAGGTTCTATGTTTGAAGAGGCAATGCAGAAACTGACTGAAGCGCTGGAAGCCCTTAAGGCTTCGAAGCCGAATGACCGTAGCGAGAAAGATCGTTATGTCGCGATTACCGATCAGGAAAAGGTCATTGCTTTTTATAACCAGTATGTGGTTAATCCATGAAAAAGCTTAATTGGCGGGAACGGATCGAGGTTTTGGTGCGTGGTCAACTTACCACGTGGGTCGAGAATGATACGACCTTCACGCAGAGCAGCAGCAGCCTAACCGGGACGGTGCGGGATCGTTACGATGCCGACCGGTCGACGGTTCTGCAGGATGCGCTGGATGCCTGGCGGTTGAATCCGTTGGCGCGGCGGGTGGTGGGGCTTACTACTCAGTACGTGGTGGGGGGCGGGGTCAATGTGGGTTGTAAGCATCCGGAGACTCATAAATTCCTGCAAGAGTTCTGGAAGCATCGTCTGAATCATATGGACGTGCGCTGTTATGAGCTGTGTGATGAGCTCACTCGTTCGGGTAATTTATTCCTGCTGCTGTCAACCGATTCGTCTGGCATGACCTATATCAGGCCGGTGCCGGCGGCGGATATCGATAAGATCGATGCCAAGCCGAATGACATCGAGCAGCCGGTGCGCTTCTGGCCGAAGGCTAGCGGCCAGGATCTGGATCCGGAAGCATATCCGGCTTATGACCAGGAGACCGATAGTGTGGGCGAGGATGGCGTCTTTCCTGTGGCTATGCTGCACTATACGATCAATCGGCCGGTGGGTGGCCAGTGGGGTGAATCGGATTTGGCGCCTTCGCTGAAGTGGCTGAGCCGCTATTCGAATTGGCTGGAGGATCGTGCGCGGTTGAATCGCTTCCGGAACTCCTTCCTGTTTGTGGTGAAGTCGAAGTTTACCAGTGAGACTGAACGCCAGGCGCGCCAGACACAACTGGCTGCGAATCCTCCCCAGCCTGGCAGCATCCTGGTCAGCGACGAAAGCGAAACCTGGGAAGTATTGAGTCCGAAGCTGGAGAGTAACGACGCGGCGACCGATGGCCTGGCACTGAAGAAGATGTTGGCGGCGGGGGCCGGGGTGCCGATGCACTTCCTGGCGGAGCCCGAGGGCAGCACGCGTACCACGGCGGAGGCGGCCGGCGGGCCGACGTTCCGCCACTTCGAGCAGCGGCAGAATTACTTCATCTGGCTAATCGAGGATTTGCTTAAGATCGTGGTGCGGCGGCGGGCGATGGTGGCGCATGATGTGAGTGTGCGGGCTGAGTTGCTGGTGCGGGGCGCGGATATCTCGGCCAGGGACAATGTAGCGCTTTCGATGGCGGCCCAAAACGTCGGCAATATGCTGGCCGATCTGCGGGACCGGCAGCTTATTACCAATGCAGAATATCTTAGGCTGGCTTACCGGTTCGCCGGTGAGGTGGTCGATGTGGAAGATATGCTCGCGGCGGCGCTGAAGGAAGGGCCTCCGAGGCAGTGGAGCGCGGTGCCTGGCGCGATTGAGACGCCGGATGGGGAGGCTGGGCGTCGTGACGCTGAGCGGGCTGATCCGGAGCGCGTGAATAAGGCGAAGGGTTCGAATGACGTGATCGATACCGATACCGGTGAGATCAAATCCAAGATTGCTGGAGGAGGTTTATAAGATGGGTGCTACGATTTCGGGTCAGAAGGTGGTGACGACGGCGGGGACGGCGGTGGCGTTGGGAACTGGGCGGGTGGATGGGCCGATTATTGTTAAGGCATTGCCTGCTAATGCCGGGCTTGTGTATATAGGGGGCGTTAACGGCGATGTGACGAGTAGCAATGGGATGCCGTTGGCCGCTGGTAATCTGGTCTTGTTTGAGAATGTTGGTGATTTGGCCGACGTTTGGGTCGATGCCGCTGTAAATGGGGAAGGCGTGAGCTGGCTGAGCTTGCGCGTGTAGATAGGGAGGCGGTATGAAGTCTTTCGAATCGTTATTTTTGCCTCAAGATTCCAGCCGTATTGTTGGTGGTGCGCCGTTGACTTCATGGTCTCGCAGCAAAATTTCTCCGTATTCGAAACCAGGATATACGTTTGGAAATCTGGTTTACGATCCGCAGGCCGGGCTTTGGAGGATGTATGCTCATAATGTAATTGACAATAAAATATACATGAGCGTTAGCGTTAACCGGCGTAATTTTTCTACGCCCGTGTTAGTCCTAGATTTAGGAGTGGGCTCGTGGGATGATTACTCGGTCGGGGTGCCGTTTACGTGGTATGAGGCTGGAGCGGTAAGGCCGTGGCGAATGGTCTATCGGGGGAGAAAATCTAGCACCGCGTTTTGGCTGGGTCTTGCAACGTCGCTGGATGGTCTGACGTGGGAAAGAAAGGATACTGCTGGTGTTGTGCTTGAAGATGCAGTATTGAAAAATGGGTCATCCGGTTGGGACTCTACTCCATATGGATCAATTGATTTTGGATCAATTATCAAGGTTGGAGAAACATATTATTTATATTACGATCTAATTACTGTAACAAACAGAAAAATTGGGCTTGCTACATCTACGGATTTGGTGAACTGGACGCGTCATGCTAATAATCCGTTGTATATTGGTACTGTTGGACCGGATGTGGTTGGGGCAACCGTTGATGATGATCAGGGTCGGTTTTGCCCTGACATCGTTCGGTGGGATACTCCGGATGGTGTTACTCGCTACGTTATGTTTGTGCCCCACTATGTTGGTACGCATATTAAGCCAGAGATGGAGGTTTATACGTGTTCTAGCCCTATATTTTTAGTGTCTGAACGCGTATTCGTTGGTCTTATGTTTGAGATTGACACAACTCCAGCGAGCGATCAGTGCGGTGCGAGTATATACCTTGGTAACGATGTGCCTAGAATTGTCGTGCTTGATATTAATCGCGTGGTGCCCAACGGTATTGGTCATCAAATCGAGATGACCAATGATGTTGTAACGGTTGAGCATGGTCATGCGATGGAATTGTTCGTTCACGATGCAACCTTGCCTGGTATGGTCGACGGTTTAACCATTGGTTGCAAATTGTCAGATGTAATTTTTGATTTTCCGGTGGATAATCCTTTGTTCTCTCTGGCTCCATTGGCATCAGATGCGAATGTTCGTGCGCTCTGGCTTCCTGGTAGTACGGGGTCGCTTTGTGACTTTTCTGGCAATGGCATTGATTTGGTCTTGAATTGTGATTCTGTTGATGGTAGTGGAATCAAGTTTATTTCATCTCAGTCTGGTTTTGTGTGTCGTAGGCCGACGCTTTCTACTGATCCGTTGATATCTAAATTGGAGGCAGATAGAACCGATTTTTCTTTAGAGTTTACAGTCAGGTTTGCTAGCCATTTTACCAGTGGCACCCGTGCAATTTTCGATTTTGCAAAATCTTCAGCAGCAAGGCACATGCTGTTTTATATTACGGGGGGTGTGAGTAACTATACAATTACCTTTAGCTGCAAAATTGGCGGGGTGTCTCAGACCGTAAACACAATTACGTTTCCCGTCGCATCGGTGGTACTCAATACCCCGATCCGGTTTGCCGTGTGCCGGGATTGTTCTGATGGCAAACTGTATATTTTTAAGGACGGTTCGTTACTCAATGCCGGCGGGACTGCTTACGCCGGGGAGATTGACGATTTTAGCTTGGAAAATCCGCCGATTGGTTTGTATATCGGTTCTATTTTGGCTTCATCGAGTTTCTGGGATGGTTACGTTGATGAGATCCGTATATCTGACATTTGTAGATATACCGCAAATTATGTTCCATCTGGTTTTGTGGTCAATTATGCATCTAGTGGCAATATCTTTACCTCTGTTTATGATGCTGGATATCCGGGACGCGGAACGCTGATTATTTTGTCTCCAGTGATTCCGGCGAATACATCGATTGTTGTGTTATCCAGGGATGCAGATAGTGCACTTGATCAAAGTTTTGATATCGGCGATTTTGGGCCAGAGTTGCCAACTGGTAGATATCATCAATATTTAATCTCTATGGCAACGTCGGACGCATCTGTTACACCAGCGTTTCGTGGTGCTATTGCTCAGGTTTTTTAATGATTCAATATATTTGGATTACCACAAGCAAGGATCCCTGTCCGGGTTGCGCGGGCCGGGCGCTTCAGATGCACACGCTCGAAGAATGGGCGCGGATCGGGTTTCCTGGGGATGGAAATACTCAGTGCGGGGATTATTGCTTGTGTTTTCTGGAAGAAGTGGAAGTTCCGGAGTCGGGCGGCCCTGGGCCGCTGGATCCGGTGCCGACCGGTAAAACCATCCGCTGGAAAGACCTGGCGCCGTGGTTTGTGCCGCTTTTACCAACGCTCGGAGGAGGTGAGCCGGTGGATGGTGGTGAAAAAGATGAGGAACGGGGGGAATATCGGGTTGAGCGTGGCGACGGTGAGTATTTCCACGCTACGCTGGCGGGTGCAGCTCCTGCGGGCAAATTTGACATTCTGGCCATCACGGCCGGGGTGGGGAATGGTTGGGTGTTTTCGCCTGAGGTGCTGCGCGAATCGCTGGCGCTGTGGGATAGGGTCGAGTGCTTCGTCGATCACGATCTGAGCGCGCGCAGCGTGCGGGATCTCGCTGGCGTGCTGATCGATCCGGTGTGGGATGACGTTGCCCAGGGCGTTCGTGCTCAGCTCAAAGCCCTGGGCCCAAGCGGCGGGCTGCTGGAGCAGCTCGGGCGGGGCGTGTTGGAAGAGGGCGGTGGTTCGCCGCGGTTGGGTTTCTCGGCCGACGTGTTGTTTAAGGCTGAGGGTAAGACAGTCACCAAGATTTCAAAGGTGCTGTCGGTTGATCTGGTTGTCTATCCCGCCAGAGGCGGGAAATTTGTTCGTGCATTGAATCAACAGGAGGTTGATCATCTAATGGCCGAGAAAGACGAGAAAGACAAGGTTGTCACCACTCCGGGCAGTGCGGACGTGGAAGCGGTGCGGAGTCTGCTGCAGGTGCAGCAAGAGCAAGCCGCGATTGCCGAAGAAGTCGAGAAGGCGCGGGCCGTGCGGGTGCAGATGTGTGGTTATCTGCTCACCAGCGGCCTGGCTGCCTCCAAATTGCCGGCGCCGATGGCTGAGCAGGTGCGTAAGCAGTTTGCCGGGCGGGCCTTCGAAGCGACTGAGTTGGAAACCGCGATCGTGGATGCGCGTAAGTTGGTGAGTGATCTCACCGGCGGGTTGGTCGTGCAAGGCCCCGGGCGGATCCACGGGATGTTTAACAGTGCCGATCATTTGCAGGTTGCGGTGGATGATCTGCTGGGTGCTCCTCGGGACGCTGATAAGGCGGGGTTGAAGGCTGCTCGCCTGTCGGGCATCCGGGAACTGTATCTGATGCTGACCGGTGACCAGGACATGCATGGCGGATATCATCCGGAGCGGGTGCAATTGGCCACTACGGCGGATTTCGCCGGGTTGGTCAAGAATGCGCTTAACAAGATCGTCGTGGCCAAGTGGGGCGAGTTGGGCCGGGCTGGATATACCTGGTGGGAGAAGATCGCCACCGTGGAGCACTTCAGCTCGTTGAACACGATCACCGGTACCCTGGTTGGCACCGTGGGCAGCCTGCCGGCCGTGGCTGAGGGCGGAGAATATACCGAGTTGGCGGTCGGCGATTCGCCGGAAACTGCCAGCTTCACCAAGTACGGTGGGTATATTCCGCTGACCCTGGAGCTGATCGATCGGGATGAAACCCGCAAACTGGCGGCTTATCCGCGCGAGTTGGCTATGGCCGGGCTGCGTAAGATCAGTGAGTTGGTGGCGGCGATTTTCTCGGCCAATTCGGGGATTGGGCCAACTATGGCGGATACCGGGGCGTTGTTCAACGCAACCGCAGTTACCTCTGTCGGTGGCCATGCCAACCTGTTGACAACCGCGTTGAGCGCTGCGCAGTGGGAAACCGTGTCGGCTGCGGTTTATAACCAGCCTTTGCTGATTAAGCAGTCGGCTGGTTACTATGGGACCGGTCCCAAAATGGGTCTCAACCCGCGGTATATGCTGGTCCCGCGCGCGTTGCAGCTGACGGGTAAAAAGATACTTTACCCGGGGTGGGAGAACCTGGCGAACATCACCAGCGAAAACCAGCAGCAGGGTGTGGCCGGCGATGTGATCACTGTTCCGGAGTGGACTGATGCGACCGACTGGGCCGCGGTGGTGGATCCGCTGTTGGCGCCGGCGATCTTCGTTGGCGAGCGCTTTGGGCTCATGCCTGAAGTGTTCATCGCGGGGGATGAGTTGAGTCCGGCGGTGTTTGGAAATGATGAGCACCGGCTGAAGGTGCGCCACTTCCTGGCAGTGTGGGTCAACGATTTCCGCCCGTTGCACAAGAGCAACGTGTAATTCTAATAACGGCTAGGGGGGGGCCGATGGGATGGCCGGGCGGGGGATGGCGCTCGCCCGGCAAATTTCGAAAGAAGGAGAGTTTTCGATGGGCTTTACTCATGATACGCATATGTCTCAGGTGATTCCGGTTAACCAGATCTCCAAAAGTGCGGGGACCTGGACCGAGTCGATTGCCTCGAACGTGCACAAATCGGCGCGAACGGCTGCCGATGCGGCCTTTTCGTTGTTCATTCCGATTCCGGTTCCGAGCAATGGCAGCGCATTGAAAGGCGCGCGGCTGAAGAGTATCGACGTGTTTTACACGATCGGCACTGCGGCCTGCGATGATTTCGCGACCGTTGAGTTGGAGAAGGTCGTTTTTCCGGCTGCTACTGCTTCGGCTCCGACCGGCGCCGCGGTTTCCACTACGTTGGATACCGGTCACGACACTGCGGCCGAGCGCCTGGCGGTGGCCAGTCACAAGATGACCGTGACGTTGGACACGCCGGCGTGGGTCGATGATGACGACGAGTATGTTTTGCAGTGCGTGGTCGATGCTGCGGCTACTACCGTCTTCACCCTGTGGGGCGCCCGGGCAAACTACGATTTCCGGGTGTAGTATCGAATTGGTGTCATTGGGGTACAGCCTGGTGGGGCGGGTTGTACCCAGTTCATCTTCTGTGGAGGTTTTCTGTGGAAAAGTTGCAGAAATTGCTCAAGAGTCGTAAGTTCTGGGTCCTGGCTGCCGCTGTGGTGACGGCTGCCGGGGCGCATGCTACTGGTCAGATCGATGGCTGGCAGGCGGTGCAGGCGATTGTGGCGGCGCTGGCGGCCTATTCGGTCTCAATTGGGTTGGTGGATGCCGGAGCTGAGGCGGCTCGTCGTGACGGCTAGTGCTCTGATCCTGAGTACCGCTCGGGCGCGGGTTCAGAATATGCTGGTTGATACTGGCGTTGTCATCTGGGCTACGGATACGCTGGATGAGGGCCTTCGCCAGGCGCTGAGCGATATCAGCGGGGTGACCGGTTCCGTTCTGCTGCTGAGTGGCCTGGACTCGGCAGCATCCACGACCGTCGACGTGCGTGACGATGATCTGCTGATCCGGGGAGCTGCTGGGTATGCGGCGAAGAGTCGGGCGGCGGATCGGGCCGAGATGATTAGTGTGGTATTGCCCGCGCAGCCGGCGGGGATGGCGGAGTGGGGGTCCCGGGAGTTGGATGATTTCCGGGATGGGCTGGAGCTGGTGCGGCGGCGGGTGTTGCAGTCGCAGGCTACGACGGTGGCGCCGGCGGGTGAGTGGACGTGGGACGAGACCAATAAAAATTGGTAGTGGTGGCACACGTGGCCAACCAGGTACGTTATTTTGACATCAAAGCCTGAATCGGTCGGTTCAGGCTTTGGTGTCAAAACGGCCTGGCTGCCGAGCTGGGCTTGTATCCAGGAGGTGATTTGTGGACATTAGCGGATTGACTGCACTCCAGTTGCAGCAACTCAAAGAGGCGCTGGACCAGGGCGGGCTGGCTGGCGGCGGAAAACTCGCCGGCGGATTGGTGCTGGGTAGCGGGGCGGATGGGCCGGGGGCGGGGGCCGGGGATGTTCGGCTGTCGGGTAGCATTCGTGAGTCGGTGACGTTGGGGGCGGGGGTCTATCGAGGAAGCGCGCAAACAATCCCGGATAGTCTTGTTGAGCCGGTTTCATTCTCGGACGAGTGGTTTGACAGCGATTGCTGTTGGGACGTGGCCAACCCAACTCGGCTGACGGTGCGGACTGGCGGAGTGTATTGTGTTTACGGGAATGTAGTTTGGGTTAATTCCGCGGCAGGATATCGGTTTTTGGCAATAACTCTTAATGGTAACTCGCGGTACATTGCGTTGTGTAGTGCTGTCGCGGTGGCTGGTGTAGGTCCATTCATGAATGTTTCTGGTTTGTTTTTTTTGAACGAGGGTGATTATGTTGAGTTACGTGTGTTCCAGACCACTGGGTCGCCTCTGGATATTGGGTACGCGGGCGCGGCGCCGTGGGCGTATCAGCCAGAATTTGGTATGGCGAGGGTAGCATAATGGCGTACAAACTGTTTATCAATTATGGTACGGGGTTGGATATCCATCTGGAAGGGGCGTCGATCTCGGCACCGGTGAAGGGGGCAAGGTATTCGCCGGGGCGGGGGGTACGGCGGGTAGATGAGTTGGGGCGGGAAGTGATCGAGGAAGAGATTCTCGTCGAACTGGCGGGCACGTTTCGTCAGATTACGGATTGGATTGGCGCGTTGAACCAGGTCCTGGAGATGGTCAAGGGTGGGGATTGGCATAAGCCGGACACGTATGTAACGCTGCGGATCGAGGAGCCGGACGAAGCCAGTGGGTATCCGTGGTTTAGCTGGATCGTGGACGCCTGGCTGACGCTGGATGTTGGCGGGGTTGCCCAGCGCGCGCTGGGGCAGCAGGTGGTGACGTTGAAAGTGGTGCGGCTCGACCGGTGGGAGGATCAGGACACGGTCACACAGAATGTGATCTATTTCCCCGATGGGACTGGCAATCAGTCGGTCCAGGGTTATTTATACAATCACTATGACTCGACCGCTGGTCATACGAATTGGGGGGTTCTAAAGGCTGCAACTATCCAAGGTGATCTGCCAGCGCCGGCTTATGTGCGCTTTGGTTGGGCGGTGATGGGTGACCTCTTCCTCGGGTGTGGGTGGAGTGACCTGGTCTATCCGGCCAGCATCCCGATGTTGCCGACCTTGCAGGATTCGGTCTGGGCGGCGGGGACCGGGGTCACAAAGGTTACCACTGCGGCGGCGACGGCGGCGGGCGGGGAGTGGGCATCGTTTACCTGGGCGGCAACCGTCGAAACGGAGATCGCGCGGGCAGTTCTGCCGGCGACCCTGTACGTGGCGTCCCACGGCCGGCCGATGAAGATCATGGGGCGGTTGCACACTGGTACAGTGGTGGCGCTCTGGCTCAAGGCCAGGGTTGTGATTGGGGGTACCTCGGTCGTGGTGTCTGAAACCGAGTGGATTTTATATACATCGGGGAGTGTGGTTCTGGATCTGCCGGTGGTTTATACTCCGCCTGAGGGCCTGGGCGAGACGGTGCAGCTTGACCTGGTGCTGTATGGGCTTTGTCCGAGCGGTGGTGGGGTGATCAATTTGGATTTTGTCCAGTTATGGCCGGTGGATGGTGGGTATCGGCGGCTGACGGGGATCAGTTATCTGGCAGGGTCGGCATATGTGGTCGATGATGCGGCCAATGATCTTTTGTATTGGACGGATAACGCGATCAACAAACGGGCGGTGTACGTGGGTCTGGGGCCGCGGGTTCTGCTGGCGCCGGGGCGGGATAATGTGTTGGCGTTGGCTAATGTCCAGGGTGGGACGAGTTGGGTGATTGCGGATCAGGTCAATCTGTATGTAGTCTACAATCGGGCGAAGAGGAATATATGAGCTTGAGCGTGTCTTTTAAATCAAGGTCGTTTGCAAATATGCAGCAGCCGGCGGGCTTGGCGTTTCAGGTCAAGCGCATGACCTGGGCGGCAATGGGAGGGCCGAAGCGGCTAATGTTGGAAGCGGTGGTAGCGGCGGAGCGGGTCGACCTGGCGGTATTGTTGGCGTTGGCGCGTTGCCCGGTGGAGGTGTACACCGAAGATCGGCAAATGATCTGGTGGGGTTTGGTGTGGGGGATCATGGTTGAGGAGGGCGCGGCTGGCGTGCGGGTGAGCTTGGACGACCTGGCCAACCGGGTGCGGGTGGTGTACGGAGAAATGAAATCTGAGGTGCAGGGGACCGGTCGGCGGAATAGCACGGCCTGGTTTGACGACGTGGCCAGCCAGTCTGATTATGGGGTGAAGGAGGGCCAGTTCGAGTTGGCGCTGGCCAGCGTTACACAGGCGGAGAGTTACCGAGCGCTGATGCTGGCCAGCAGCGCGCGACCGGTCGCGCGAGCGCGCTTTAGTTCCGTAGTTCGGCCTGGTGGAGTGGTTACGATCACGCTGGAGTGTCGGGGTTGGTGGGAAACGTTGGCCTGGCGGCGGTATAGCCAGGTGGCGGGGTTGGTAGAAAATATTGGGTTGCTGCCGCCGGCAGCCTATTCCATGGGGACGGTTGCGGTTGGGGACCTGGCGCAGCGGATTATTCCGGCGGTGGGTGGGTGGACGGCCGAGGTGGTGTGGGTGTCTCTTCGGAGGACTACGTATGCTACGACCGGTACTTTTACGGTCTATTTTTGTGCCGAATCGGCTGGGCCCTTGCCGGGTACGGTGTTGGCCACGGCTACACTGGATATCAGTACGCTGCCAGTGAGCAACCCGGGATGGGTGGCGTTTTATCTGTCGGCGCCGGTGCTGTTGAGCGCGGGTGTGGGGTACTGGATCGTGATCCGCAGCAGCACGTCGAGCGCGACCGCGCACGTGCGCGCGTTGGTGGATACCGGCCTCGGGTATACTCCGGGCGGGTTGGTTTATTGGGATGTGGCGGGGGCGGCCTGGGTGGATGTGGCCACGGCGGATCTTCAGTTCCGGGTGGCGGGGCGGATGGAAACCAGCGAGCAGGTTAAATTGGCGCTGGCCAGTGGCGCCGGCGGGCAGTTTTTGAGCGGGATGGACGTGGCTGCGTCGGGGTTGTATACCAATCCGTTTCGGAATGGGGACCTGGGGGCGCTGGCGGAAGTCGAGCAGCTCCTCTGGGCCGGGAACAGTTCGAGCGTGCCGATGTACGGGCAGGTTACTCCGCAGCGGGCGGTGGTGGTACGGGCGCGGCCAGTGGCGGGTAGTTGCCGGTATAAGATCGGGCGGGATGGGGTGATCCGGCTGTTGGGTGGACAAAAGGCGCCGGCGGGGAATGGGGTGGCTGGGGAGTGGGCGGCGCTGGATACGTTTTGGGGTGTGCGGGCGGCGGGATTGGGGGTGGGAGTGGGGCGGGTGTTCCTCGAGGAGGTCGAGTATTCGAATGGTGGGGTGCGGTGTGTGAGTTGGTGACAGATGTCTAGCCGGCTTCGTCACCTCGTATTTTTTTGTTACCAAAATAAAAACTCTCGCCGGGGTGGGCGAGAGTTTTTGAATCCACCATGGATCGAGGGGGAGAGGTGCGGGAAATCCACTGCGGATCGAAAAAACGTATTGTTATTTTACCTTTTTTTGGTTGAACAGCAGGATGTAGGTTCTGGCCAGTTCTTTGCCGAAGTTTTCGTCGGTTTCGATCTGGTATCCCTGCCGTTTCGCTTCGGCAATGATTTCCGGATCATCTGTGTACCATCCGAATCGGTCTTTTTTAATTGATCGGCCTGTGTCAGATGCGACTTCGAAAATTTCGCGTTTGCTGAAGGCCGCTTCGTGAGTGGCTTTTACTAGGCTTTCGATGGTATCTGTCCAGGTGGTCATTGATTTGCCGGCTTCTGAAATTTTGTAGATCATGATTTCTTCTCCAGCCATGCCTGGCGGTAGGTCTGTGCGGCTCCGATGTAGCCGGACGTCACTAGAATCGTGGCGCTGCCGTTATGTTGTAGTGTAACTTGGGTTTGTTGCCGGTCGCTGAGTTTTAAGTGGTTGGCTTTGAGAAGTTCTTTGCCAATCTCAAACTGTCGTTCGGCATTGGCGTAGTCGGCTGCGCTCATGTTTTCGCGCTGCTCGTTCAAAATAGCTTCTGGTGTGGTTTCTTCGCTGGAGGCTTCGAGTTTGCAGCGATTGTACAGGTACGCACTTTCAACTTGGTCGATGGTAAACATAGCGGATTCCTTTCTCGTTGTCTGGTGCCCTGGGCGGGCGGGTTGAATTAATTATAGGTCGGATTTGGAAAATATTATTCCAGATTTAAGACCGTTTGGGCGGGTGTCCGCTCGTCTCGTGTTTTTTGTTGAGATATTGGGCGGTTTTGATGTGTTCCTCCAGGTTGGACTGGATATAGGTCATGGTTGAGTTGAGGTCTGCCAGTGTACTTGACAGATTGTTGTATTCCGTCTGGCGGTCGATCATGGCCAGGGCCTCGGCGATTCGGGCCGGGTCGCTGCCGATGTATTTACGGGCGCGGGTGCCGTCGACCATTGGGGCGACTAGGGTTAAATATTTTTTGTCTCGCCAGACAGGTTTCGACGTGGTCATGCCGGCGGCTTCGAGTTCTGCCATACGCGCTTGGATCCTGTGCGTGTGGCGGTTCAGGCTAATTAGTTTGCCTATAAGATTGTTGGCTGTTGCAATTACGTTATTCATTGTCTGAGTCCTTTCTGGTTTTTGGCGACAGCCTGGGCGCCGATCCGGGGCGGGCCAGGGCGCCGGCTGTCACCATTGGGGCGGTTAGGGTTTGGGTTCGATCCATCGGTCGCCGCGGTTTATGGCGCCACATGAGCAAACCCAGGTGCCGACGCTTGGTTTATACCATGCCTTTTTATTGCAGAGTGCGCAATGTTTGGGCGGGTGTTCGTTGGCGGTCTGGATGTCGAAGGCACTGGCTTCCAGACCGTATTTTCGTTCGATGGTCTGCATTCGGCGGATGTGGGGGTTGGGGTGGCGGGGCATATGTCTGTCCTTTCTTGGTTTGGTGACAGTCTGCGTTCTGCCAGAACGTAGGTTGTCACCATTATAGTTTAAAACCGGTTGGGGTAGCGGTGGCGGTATTCTTGCATCATTTCGCTGGGTTGGTCTGTTAGCCGGCCTTCTGCGTTCAGTTCCTCTTTAGCTGCATCGACCAGGTTGTCAACCAAACAATCCAGTTCGGTGCAGGCGTCTGCATTGAGTCTGATGCCGGCGGCGTTGGCGATGAGGTTCATGTAGTGCCGCATTAACTTTTTTGCTTCTTCTCGTTTGTCCATTTTGTTTTCCTTTCGTGTGGTGGCTGCCGATGACCTCATCGGCAGCCTGGGGGTTAGCGATATTCGGGCGGGTAATAATTCCGCTTGAGTTCGCACAATGCATCGAGCAGCTCCTCGTCTTTAATGGCGGCTGCGCTATCTTGCAAAAACGTGATGGTTTGCAGCATGGTCAGGCTGTTTTCGGTGGCGATCTGCTCGATGTCGATCTTGAGCTGGAGCTTTTCGGCGTCGGTTATGCTGCCTCTTTTTTCTCGGCCATGGTGGCGGGGATTTCGGGCGCCTGGCGGGCGCGGATCGCGATCTTGGCCTGGCCGCCTACGATCATCCGCTCGGGGTAGAGCTGGATGCGTTTATTCGACCAGGTGTTTGTGTCGTCGCTGCCTAAAATGGCAGCAATTTGGACCCAAAGCGGACGTCCCATAACTACCGCTTTTTTTGCTCCATGGAAATAAATTACCGGTTTTTGAGCGATCGGGGCGCCTTGTTTGGGGCACATAGATTCCATCACGACCTCGCGGATTGTGAGGGTGACGGCCTTGCCGGCGAAGTCCTCGCCGGTGGCATATTTTCTTGGGTAAACATCCTCGATCCTCATGGTTGCGGCTCCTCGATTTTTGTTCTGCTGATTGCCGTTATGTGTAGGTTTTCGTTTATGGCTAGGTCGTACCAGTATGGGTAATCCTTATCTGGTTTTTCGGTCAGGGTCCATTCATTGAGTGGTGCAAATTCTGCCATTTTCTGGTGCTGTACAAAAATTTCGCCTGATTCGTCGCATTTGCTGGCCGAAACCTGGATTATGCCTTCGCTTTTGCTAACCAAGTCGGTTAGCGCCTGCGTTAATTTAATGATTTTATTGAGTTCGGTTTTAGTCATTTTGACATCCTTTTTGTTTGGTGTCATGGCCAGCTCATCGAAGGGCTGGCCATGACACTATGGGGTTTATATGGTTTCGACGGTTAGCTTTCCGTTTTTGATAACAAAGCCGTGTGGCTGATTGGCGATTGTTGCCTCGATTTCATTCAGGTGGCGCAGTATTTCGAGTACGCGTTGCCGGTTGGCTTCGGTTCGGTGGATGTGCGGGAACATTTTGATTTGATCGGCCAGGATGCAAAGCTGGCTGGCCAGGGTGTAGCGCTGCGCTTCGAGATCCGCCAGTGCGACAACTGGCGTCGTGGGCGTTGGCGGTACGATCAAATTGAGCAGGTAGGCCACAGCAAGGCGGTGCTTGCAAATGATGCCATGCACGGCTTGTTTGCCATGATCCGGGCAGGTGCAGGTTTTTTCGCGCACGTTGACTGTGTATATACCCAGGTCGTTTGATTCGGAGTGGACCAGGTAGATATCCGGGTCGTTGGTGGTTTCGACCATTTCCGCGGTCGAGCTGATCGCGGCTGCACGATTGAGGCGGTTGCCACTGACGGTGGCTGCGCGTTGGTAGTGCGCGCGGAATTGCTGCGCTGCGCGATCGGCTAATTTTTCACTGAGTGGGGTTAGAAACATTGGATTTTCCTTTCTGATTTCTGAGGTCACCAGGTTGGGTTCGGGCAAAACCGCGCCAGGCGTGGATAAACTAGAAAATCGAGGGTTGGATAGCGGCAGGCTGCCACTGCCAGGCGGGCAACTCGGCGAACTGGCACGGCTGCCAGGCACCGACGCAATCGGGAACCGACGTGGGCCGAACGGCGCAAAACGCGAAGACCTGCAAACCGCGCTTGACTGCCAATCGAGCGGTTTTGAGGCTGCCGGGTGTGCCCTGGCCGCTGAGAAAAAACACAGCAGCACTGGCCTGCCGAAGAGCAGCGGCTGAGCGAGCAGCCAGGCGACCACGCAGCGGGACCGACGAGGAGCCACCAGCCCACCACGCAACCGCAGCCCCAGCAGCACAGGCTGACCGCACAACGCCAACCGCCGACCCAGCCCAGGCACCCACCCCACCGGGACCAAACGCGGCCGAGATGGCCAGGCGCCGAGCGCCACCGGCACCAACGACGGCACCAATCACCAGCGCGTCGGCACCGATTGCGCAGCCAACGGAGACCGCAGCGCCTGAGCGCAGCACAGCGGCGACGACCTGGCCGACTTGCGCGCGGTTCGAAAACTCGCGCGAGCCGCCGAATGCAATTTTGGTGGTGCTTTTGATGTCAGATTGAGGCGTATTCATACCTCTATTGTACATCAATGTAGGCCAACATGCAAGAGGCAATATAGGCCAATATGCAAATCTGACAAAAATAGTCCGAACGGCGGCTTTTTGGGAAAAGCGCTGGCGTGGATGGATGCATGCTGATCAAAAACTATCCTGGGGAAGAAGGGTGGACCATGAACCCGACTAGAGACGGCAAAAAGACAAGAATTCCGTATCCGATTTGCGTGATACCTACCATATAGTGAGGAATTGTTGTCTTTTTGCCGGCCTGCGTTACCCAAACAAACTACCTCTCGTGCGACCGGCAGGGAGCGCCATAAACCGCGAAGCGACGAAACAAGCTGGGCTGCAGATGCTTTTACTGGAAATTTAGAGAGTAGATTCGAAATAAAAAGTTAATGCATGTTCTGTAATAGCTTTTTTTTCTGCCCAAGAAAATTCGCATGAATTTTCGTAGGGCAGAAAAAAGGCGGTATTGAGGGTTGCGGCTTTCCCTTCTGTGCCAAAATTAAATCGCCGCAGGCAGTACGCAAAAACCGGGGGGATAGGGGGGCCGTGGGTCCAGGGGGCCCCCCAGTCCTCTGCGCTGGAATGTTAGCAAGGAAAACGATAGGAAACGAATGAATTATAGGCCAACATGCTATAATGATCTTGAAAGGAGATTTTCTTATGGTACTTCAAGTCAGGCAAGTTGTTTATGTGCCCTGGGAGGGGGATCCGGGTGAGTTGATCGCAATCGCGGATGCCGCGAAGTTGTTGGGGGTTCGGATCGTGCGGTTGTCTCACGCGATTGAACGGGGTGTGTTAACTGAGGTCGTGGATAGTGAGGCGGGATATCACGGTCGGAGAAAGTTGCTTCGGTCTGAGGTCGAGCAGTATCGCGAGAAGGTTGAGAAATAAACTTCCAAATTACAGGTTACATACTTCCAGGGCCGGTTATGCCGGCTCTGTGCTTTTAACTTCAATGCTTTTTACCTACAGGCGTTATTAAGCCCGCGCGCTCCCGGCGACGGTCTACCAGCCGGGTGCGCAGCGGGCCCGCCGAGGAACATTAGCCGGCGGGTGTGAGTGTTTGGCGCCTGGCTGTCAGCAGGCGGAGGCGGCAGGGGGAGGCGCAGGAGGGAGGAAGGAAGGAGCCCACGCGCCCGCACAGCCTAATGTGAATTTTTGTGAATCAGGTTGTGCGGGCTGGCGCGGGCGACTGACTGACGGAAGGAATGCGCGCGGAGGAATGCCGCCGGGGGAATGCTGGCGTCGAGGCGTTGGGAGGTAGTTGGCCGGGCTCTTGCGTGTTGCGCGTGGGGGTGGTGTTGGTTGTGGGTTTATAGTCCGCGTGCTCTGTGCTTCTGCCAGCAAGGCCAGGGTGGCGCGATGCTTTTCGCGCGACCCTGTGCCGTAGTCTGGCGCTTTTGCTTTAAAGCTTCCTAACGTCTCCGCCTGGAGAGAGGAGGGAGCGACCACCTGGAGCGACCGACGAACGCAAGGCGGAGACGGTCGAGGATGTCCATGGGCGGGGTTTTGCCGTGTGTTGGTTGGGATTGGTGGCGTTGGTGGCCAACCAGGTCAGGCAATTTGTCATCAATCTGATTTTGCCTATTGCAAAATCTAAAAAACCTTGCTACAATGGCGGGCATACACAACTTACCTAACTTATGAGAGGTCATCTAATGTCTGAGTTTTATTCGATTGCCGAGGTTGCAGTTATTCTGCACGTGCATCCGCGAACGGCGTATAACCTTGTGCTCCGTGGTCGTTTCCCTGGGGCGCATAAGCTCGATCCGGGATCCAAGAGTGTCTGGCGGATCCCTGTTGAGTCTGTGACGGTGTATCAGCAGCAGCAACTGGCATCGAGTGAACCTAAATCAGAACTGGCGTAA